TCCACTGCTTCCTCATCGATCTCCCACTCAGTATCTTTTGAGAACGAAACCCGTGCGGCGTTACACACCGTGAGATCCGAACCCATGTGATCTACCAGATCAACGAAACCTTTATCTAATACTTTCTGCTGCATCAATCAACCTTTCGCATACTGAACAATTACACTATATGCCGCGAGGAGAAACCCCGCCCACATCCATACTGTAATCTCAGTCATTGTTCATTTCCAATGCACGGATCATACGAGTGACGCCGATTCCACCACCGACGCGGGGGAAGAAGTCATACTTCAGAAACTCATCGAGTTCTGCTTCGACTCGTTCCTTACCAAACTTCGAGTAGAGAAGGTTAGCGTAACCACCATCGGAAATGGTATGGAACATCTCACTCATCTCGTCTGGGTTTGCAGATCGTTCGGCAGAACCGATCGTCTCCTGACCCTCGATGATGACATCAATCTTCGCAGCGGTTCCATCACCGTTCTGCTTCATGTTCCAGAAGGGCGAAGTGTAGTTCGGGAAGTCTGTAATCATACAGGTTCCGTGGTCGTTACACATCTGTTCTTCGTGTTCGTTCTCTAGTTCTCGAACACCATACTCTGCGGCCCACTCTTCATATGTCTTGTCGGTACACTCACCGAAACCAAGAGCATCACAGAGTTCTCGTTCCATCACTTCAAGATCCTTCACATCGCCTGGCATCTCGAACTCAAACATTGGGAAGATGAGATCGTGCCTGCCTGGCACGGGGTTGGGTTCCTGTCGATAGGAAGTTGACACACAGAAATAACCAGTGTCGATGGGCTTGTTCAGGAGTTCATACTCCAACCACATCTGACCAGTCTGTGGCAGAGGCCACACCTGTCCTGAGTAATCATAAGTTGAAACGGTGGTTGGATCCTCACACGCTGCAAGAATCGAAAGACGATTCTGGGTGTGAACCTCGACGAAACCCTTGTCCAAAAAGAAGTTTCGCATCTTACCAACTGCGGTCGTAAAACTAACGGGATCAATTAACTGAGTCATATCACTTCTCCATAATAAAGTAATTCTTGTATGTAGTCAAACTTTTCGCCAACGATTTAAACGCATCGTTGCTTCTAAACCAGAAACCGCATTGTCATCCATAATCTTTTTGATTTCTTTTGGTGTCATTCTATACACCATGTCATTGATATCCTTGTCCTTGATACCATTCGGCCAAATACACACTGTCTTTCCCTGCTTGATCAGGTTCTCATTGAACTTCACAATCTGGGGATTGCGTGGTTCGTTGTCAAGAACATAAACCATATCAGTGTTTGCGAATCGAGCAGGTTCGTTCTGAACTGATGCTGCACCCACCATTGCTACCGTGTTGTCGATGAAGAGACTGTCCAGCGGACCCTCGACGACATACACACGCTTCTTTGGGTTCGCACGCCACATACCATACCAAAGTCTTTCGATAGACTTGTCTGACTTCACAGTGATGTAACGTAGGGTTGTCCGAGCGTTATACTCATCCTTCATCGACAATGATCGACCCTGAACTGCAACTACATTATCCTTCTTGTCGAAGAAAGGAATGACGAGTCGTGGTTCTGGTCCAGTTGTCTTTGAGGGATTGAATTCTGGATCCACCAACTTCATGTAAGCATAGAAGTTTTCTGTGAAGTACAACATACTGTAGAACTTCTTTGGAATTCTACGCATCTCCACAAACTGTCGGCAGATGTGATCTTCAGGAAGATCCTTCACGCACTTAAGAGGTTTAAGCAGATCGTGCTTTGGTTTGAACTTTGGTTTGCTAAATATCATCTCCGTCCTCTTCACATTATTTGATTTACCACTTTTAAACTGCTCCATGGCATACTCTTTACACATAGACGGATCAACCTCTTTCATGAAGTTGTAGATGTTTGATCCAAAACCACAGTTGAAACACTTGAAGAAGAAGTTGTTCTGCTTCTCGTAGAAGAACCCTCTGGCCTTAGTCTTGTTCTTCTGTGAGTCACCACAGATAGGACAACGACATTGTGCTAGGTTTCCCTTCTTCCAAGCGAACCGATCGAGTTTACCTGAAACTAAATTAATGAACTTTTTATCTATGTAAGATGTCATATCGTCCAGTCATTCACTGTCTTCGACTTAAACTTACTGTCGAAGTTGCTCCCATCAAACCCACTACCGTAGCCGTTACCTTCTTCTTGATTAGAATCAACCAGTGCTTGTTCATCAACACTAGAGTCTGCCAGTTTCATCTTGGCACGATTAATATCAAGAATAAACTTCCTGTTCACTGCTGTATCATTATACCTGTTCTTCAACTGCTTTACAAGTACCTGATTCAATTCATCCAACTCTTCTGTCGCAATCAACGCGATCATGAAGTCGGCAGTGGCTGGAAGTCCGAACGACTCGGATGTATCTTCAAGTCCAAAGTCAGAGTTTGTAAACCCACTTCGATTCACCTGAGTGGCGGAGAAAATGGGAACGTTCTGCTCCACGGCAAGACCACGGAGTTCTTCGGCGATTGACTTGATGATTGTGTAGGAGTTTGCACCACCATTTGCCTTAATGCGACTGGAGGCACAGATGTTGAGGTAATCAATAAAGATGATATCAGGAGTGAACTGCTTCTTCAATTTAAGTTCTTCAATGAGAATACGAAAGTGATTCGCATTCGCTGTAGCAGTTGGATACTCCTTGATGATCAACTTCCCACTGATTCCTCTAGTGGCGTTCTGTAGTTTCTTCTGATACATTTCGTAGGGAAGATCCTTGAGATCATCAAGTGTGATGTCCATAAGATTAGCGTCGATTCTCTCCGCAATCTTTTCTTCGGCCATCTCACAGGTGATGTACAGAACGTTTTTATTTTGTGACAGACACGCTGCGGCGTGGTGACACATGAACAGAGACTTACCAACACCAGTACCAGCCATGATGATGTTCAACGTCTTGGCTGGAGTACCACCCTTGGTAATCATGTTCATAAACTCTAGATCGAACGCAATCTTGCTTTCTACTTTGTGGTAGAATTCGTATCTTTCGTCGGCGTCTTCGATGTAGTCGTGTCCGATGTGGGTGTCGAACGAGACTGCGAGGGCGTCGGAAAGGATGCTTGGGATTGCATTCTCTGTCTTTGACTTTGATTTACCGTCAATGATGTGGATCGATTCCATGATCGCATTGTATACCGCCTTGTCTTTACAGAATTTTTCAGTTTGATCGACCAGCCAATTGAGTTTGTCTGTCTCAACGGCCTTCGTGTAGGAACTCATCTCTTGTTGAATGGATTTGAACTCATCGTCGTTCAGATCTTTTCGCTCATTCAACGAAATTTCAATCGCTTCTTTTGTCGGTGGTAGATTATATAGTCCGAAGAAATCCTTAATTTCAGAATATACAATCGCATGAGTTCGATCATGAAAGAACTCCTTGCTCAAGTAGGGGAGAACTTTACGAGTGAACTCTTCATTGTAGATTAGATTTTCTAGAACCAAACTTTCAATCGTCTTCATACTTCTTGATTTCACCTTCACTCAAAATGGATGCCAGTATATCACCAGCAACCTGTGTAAACTCTTCATCGACAACTTCGATTGGTGAGTCGAGTATAGTATAGTCGAAACTCAACCGAAGTCTATCATTTTCTTCATCTTCTTCAAGGGAAACAGCACCGAACTGAAAGTCGGTGCCTTTGTATTTCCCTTGTGAGACAGTGATGATATCTGTTTCACTCAGATCCATCTTGGACCTCTGGTGTTTCTACCACTTCTTCTCCTCCACCATACTTAAACTCCTTGGCGACGGCGACTTCGAGTTGCGCCATGACATCATCAGTGAAATACTTTTCGGCATCTCGATACAAGGCCTTCTCGAACACCTTAGTTCCACATGGAAGTTCGATCCGTGTCGAAACCTTCTTGAAGATTTCATACTTGAGTGCGATCTCAACCAGACCATAGTATGGGTGTAGACCTTCATCATAGTTTAGAATCACATCAACCATAGAGTTTTCTTTGGTGACTCGACCCTTGAACAACTTACAATGAACAATGTTACCGATGACATCGGTTCCTTCTTTCACCTTCTTCTTGGAGAGGTAGACAATGGTAGAAGCGGCGTACTTCAGACCAGACCCACCACCCATCTCCTTCTGTGGGAACATGGAACCAACAACGTCATAGGTGTGGTTGGTCATGATCATCGGGATGTTTGCTCGACCAAGTTTCAGAGTCAGGACGCGGAATGTTGCCTTGACAATCTGGGCGCGAGTCATGTCCTTGGTGGTCTTACCCTCTGCGGTATCAGTCATTTCCTTATTGGTAGAAAGCATACCAAGCGAATCAAGAACGATAAGCATAGGCTTACGATCCTTCTTCTTTAGTTCGAGGTAGTTGTCAACCACCGTGATGGCTTGATGTCGAAACTCTTCAACAGTTGACACAGGAAACACTGCAACTCGATTTGGATCACAACCACGATCCTTAAACATATCTGAAGTTACGGCTTGTTCGGTATCAAAATAAAGAACAACACCATCAGGACGATCACGAAGAAACTTATGTACAATCCCCATTGTGAAATACGTCTTACCAGTTGCAGACTCCCCTGCGATAGCCATAATCTTATTATCAGGCATACCACCATAAAGGGAACCAGATAGAAGAGCGTTAAAAGAATAAGAACCAGTATCACAGAATCCATTGATGTCACTTCCCTCTAGCCCATCACTCACGATGGACGCATATTCATTACCAGTGTTTGAAATAATGTCATTTAAAAAACTCATGTATTCTCCTTAACCGAATAGACTTTCTAGTGTGTTTCGTTCTTCTGCTGACCATCCGATGACAGTCAGGATGTTCGACAAAGGATCGAGGAACCCCTTGTCGAATTGTGTAGTATAATCGACAAACCTGTTCAAGTCAAACTCTTTTGGAAGAGATGACGGGAATGCCACGACGCGATCACCGATGTGGTTTGGAACCTTGAGGTAAACAAACTTGATCTTGTCACCCTCTTGGATGATTGGATACTTCTTCTCAAGTTTCTTCTTCTTGAGATAATGATTATATAGAAGAGATCCCTTGACGCCGATAGGAGTTGACTTACGATAGATGTGAGTCGGATCGGCGTAGTTACCAAGGTTGTTAACGCCTCGCGGGAAAGCAACAGTCTCCACATCGAGTTTGTTGAACTCGGTTCGGAAGTCGGCGATGTACTGCTGCATCGTCTCTTCGTTATCATACATGATGATCTTGATGGCTTCCTTGAGTCGATCACGAATGATCTGTGGTGTAGAGGATCGAGTAGTTTCGATACCCATGATTTTCATCTTGGGTGTTTCGTAACGAACACCTTCGGAGTCGATCACATTGAGCATGTACCGCTTCTTCGCCGTCCAGATGCCCTTGTCGGAAATGACTTCTCGATCCATAACCATCTTGTTCTCATAAGCGTTCATCAACGACGCGAGTTCATCATACTTTTTCTTAATGAAAGGGAGTATGATTTCCTTTGAACTCTTGTCGAGGAAATTTGTGATCTTGTCTTTGTCATCGCAATTTGGAAGAACGCGATCAACAAGGTTACCAAGGCGCAAATATACAGAATCAGTATCACTTGCCACAACATAATCATAATTTTCAGTCTCCAATGTTTTGTTTAGGAACACGTTGAGTTCGTTCATGATCCAACGAATACTCAACTGTCCAGACAGAGTGATGGACTCTGCCATCTCTGTCGAGTAATAACGAAAGTATTGATTACCTAGTTAACCGATCGCGCCGTAAGCACTGTTCAACTGGATCTTGCGAACCTGCTGAAAGTTATGATACTTTGAGATATCATAATCCAGTGACTTACGAAGCGATCGGAGATCCTCCGTTGTCATTTTTGAATAATCTGTTTGCATTTCCAACCTTTTGCTTGCCCTTTACTGATGGGCTTTTCGGACTTGGTATTAGTCCACATAGTGTTAAATGGTATTATATACTCTTCACACAACTCTGTCAATCTATTTGTAAGGATAACTCTACCCTCTGGTGTAGTTACCTCAAACCAGGCGTTCTTTGTATCCTTGAACTTCTGTTTCACGCCTGGTCGCTTCCAAATCTCTCTAGCGATGTCTCTCATTCGTTCTGCATGTTCGGGTCGTTTCTTACCCCTATTTGCGTCTGATGCCTTTACTAGATTCTCTCTTGCGATTTCCCTATACTTCTCTGGGTTTTTTGCCTTCGTTGTCGCAACAGAATGTCTATTACGATCGGCGACTCTAGGACTCTTCATTGGATTGTTATCGCCTGTGTTGTCGATGTGGTCGAAACCACCCTTACCACCCCTACTCATATTATATGAATCAGTGTCCTCTAGGATACTATCGACGATTTCTGCTTCCCTCTTAAACATAATATCTTCTGTTTCGCATTCCTCAACAATCTCTTTGCTGAAGTTTTCTCTACCATACTTCTTGATAGCACGCTTCAGGGCAACACCACTCCCAAGATAATCATCATTCTTTTTCGTAGTGCGATGCGCCCCAACATAATACTTTCCGTTCAATAGGTTCGTCGTTCTATAGATTAGGTAATACATACTTGATCCTCCTCAAGTATTTATAACCAACCGCACTTCTACTTGAATAAAAGTTATGGCATTCTTTTGGCCAGTTCAGCGTCGATCATTTCACGCTGCTTCTGACACTCAATCATCTTCTTCTTGAACTCTTTGCGTTCTGCATACATCTTGTTCATCAGCGAGGGCAAGAAACCCTTCGCATCAGTGCGGAACGTGTTACCTGTAGCAGCAACAGAAAGGTTCTTGTCCTTGTGCTTCTCGATGTAGGCCAGTGTCTCAGGAGTCTTGTCGAGAATCTTGTCAACATCAAGTCCACGCCAGATACCGTCGTCGGTAAGGGTCTCAGGACTGATGTTGTACATCTCGATCAAGTGAGGATAGAGTGAGTTGAGGTCGAACGACACAACCCAGTCATGCATACCAGTGATTGGTTCCTTCACATACGCACCAGCATACTGATCAGTTTTCTTAC